CCACCGCCTCCAGAGCCACCATTGTTAGCTGGATTACCAGTATTGCTACCGCCTCCGCCACCGCCTGTTGATGTTATTGTGGAAAAAACTGAATTTGTGCCATTAGTACCATTACCAGTATTATCTACTGCTCCAGCACCACCGCCACCTACTGTTACTGTGTAGCTGTGTGTTGGAACTAAAGATAATTTTGTTTCTGCTGATGCTCCACCGCCAGAAGATTCACCTGTAACTGAACAACGATAGCCACCTGCGCCACCACCGCCAGCGACATCATTGCCGCCACCGCCACCTCCAGCAATTACTAAAAAGTCGGCAGTAACAGTTTGTAGTCCTGTCCATCCAAAAGCTGCTAGGGCTGCTGCTCCAATTTTAGATAAGCGTGGCATTTATACCCTTATGCGAATTTAGTTTGGCTTGCAAGAACTGTAAATGTAGCACTTCCTGTTTTAAATATGACATAAGTGTAAGAATCTATTGAACTTGCATTTCCGGTAGTAGGGGCAGAACCACCTTGCCATTTAGGGGTAACAGAGTTTCCATCTACTTGAACTGCAGAGTTGTAATAAGCCGTAGCACCATTAGTTACCAAGAAAGTAACAGACATTGACTCGCCTGTAGCCATAAGGGTATCGAGTGATGTACCGCTAGAACCACGGAAGTTGACTGTAAAGTTACCGCTTGCATTGCTTGTGTAATATAAAACTGACTGAGTCGTAATATCGTAGGCAATTGTGCCTGTTGCAGCAGTAGCAGAAATGGTTGCAACCTCTTTAATATTGGTTGTTTTCAATGCTGCTACGCTTGAAGTTCCGGCAAAAGTCTGTAAGGCAGTAAAAGTTGTTGCTGTGCCTGGCGCTACAAAATCTGTGCCTGCAGTTGCTGCACTTATTGCAGAGGTTCCATTTCCTTTTAAAACGCCAGTAAGGGTTGTTGCACCAGTTCCGCCGTAGGCCACACTTACCGCATTGGTAGGAGTTAAGCTGGTTGCAGTTAACGCGCCTGTGCTAGGGTTAAATTGCAGCTTAGTTGAGGAAACATCTAAGGTTGTTTCTGTTCCAGCAGTCAATTCGCTAAATGTAATATATCGCGTTGCGTTGGTTGTGGTGTCATCGGTAATAGTTACGCCGTTAGCATTTGCGTTCCAAGTTGGAGCCGATGCGCCATTGGAAGTCAATACATAACCAGCTGTTCCAGTTGATCCAGCAAGAGCCAAAGTGCTAGAAATGTCTAAGGTTGTGACCTTGGCCGCAGCTGCAGTTGTTGCGCCAATGGATGTATTGTCAATAGTTCCCGCATTTATATCTGCGGTATCAGCAATTAAACTGTCAATATTGGCAGTCCCATCAATAAACAAATCTCGCCACTCATGGCCTGTACGACCTAAATCATAAGTATTGTCTGTTGCTGGGGTAAATTCTGAGTTAATTCGGGCAGTAAAAGTAACTGTATCGGTATTGCTAGTTCCAAAGGTTGAGTTATCGTCTACCGTTAAAGAGGTAAATCTACCTGTGTTTGGCGTTGTATTCCCAATAGTTGGGGGCGCGGATAAGTCTAATGTGCCGCCTAAAGTAACCGTTCCAGAGCCCGTAATCGGACCGCCAGTAAGGGTTAGGCCATTAACTGTGCCTGCGGTAGCAACCGAGGTGACCGTTCCCGTAGTAGGCGTGGCCCAAGATGGAACACCAGAGGCCAAAGTAAGCACTTGGCCGTTAGAGCCCGCAGCAAGGAATGTTGTCGCGCCCGCACCACTTTGATATGGAACTGAGCCTGCAGCGCCGCCAGCAATATTGGTTGCCGTAGTGGCTGTTGTAGCCGTGGTTGCTGTGGTCGCGGTGGCTGCGTTACCCGAAATTGAGCCAACAATAGTATTGCTGACGGTTAGGTCTGTTAATGTGCCAACACCGGTAATGCCCGAATATGAACCGCTTAAACGCGCAGAGTCTATGGTGCCAGAGGTAATTGCCGAGCCTGCTATGGCAATGCTTGTGTTCGATGCTGCCGTCAGTTGGCCTTGGGCGTTAACGGTAAAAGTTCCTACAGCGCTGCCAGAACCGTAAGAGGCAGCCGCAACCGTAGTGTTTGAAATGTTAAATGTATCGCCACCGGACAGATTGAGGCCTGTACCAGCAAAATATACTCCGCCGACTGAAAAGTTATTCCAATCAATGTTGGTGACACCAAGGGTTCCGCCTGGCTGCGCCGTGCAATACCATGCCGATCCAGCTTGGCCGCCCTCGGTTACAAAAACTAAGGCAGAAATCATTTCATCGTAGGAGTTTGTATCGGGAGAACGGGACCATGCTCCAGCAGCTGCGATATAAATTCCGTTGTCTGGCTGATTTGTTTGATCTTTCACCAATACACGCTCGCCAGCTAATACTGGTACGGTGTCAATTGTTTGGGTTCCAGACAAAGTAATGTTGGCCGTTGTGGCCGCAATGACCGGCTGTTTCCAAGAAATACCCAAAGCCAACGAATCAACATATAACTTGGTCGTTAAATCGTTGTTACCTACAGGTTGATTGGTTGCACTTGCGCTGGTAAACGCAGCCAAAGCTGGTGTTGTAACCCCAATGGTTGTGCTATTAATCGTGCTATTGGTAATGCTTACCCCATCTAAATTAGGGTTTGTAGGGGCAAAAAACGGTGTCCCAGCAGGTCCAATTAAGTTGATGCACTCATAGGGCGGTAAGGGCTCAAAAGTCCCTTGGACCGGCACTATATTGGTTGTAATAGTCTTTGCGGTGTCATTGGACATGATAAATCCCTTATTCGGTAGCCACTAATGTCAAAAAGAGCGAGTTTGTGGTTGACGAAATGGCTTTAATAAATACATTGGGCGCGCCACAATCAATAATAATTGGCAAAAACATATTGGGTGCCAAAACAAATGATCCGCTGCCGGCGCTTGCCGCCACCGCTGGGGTAGCCATATTGGTGGAGGTTGTGCCAAAAGTAATGGCCGCAATACCACCTCCGGTATTTAACAGAGCCACCCGAAATGCACGGGTTGGTGTATTAGTAACCAATTGCAAAGCAGACGATGGGGAAGAAGTTAGGTCCAACCGAAAGGTTGGGGAAAGAATCTTTAGAGAGTCCATGATTATCCTCGTAATAGAGATGTTTAAATTATCCTATGTTTTTAGGTTTTTACACCATAAAAACAAAAAAAAGGCCACCTCTTTTGGAGAATGGCCTTTTCAGGTCTCATGCGGGATTAAGTCGCAATGAGCCCTTTGTTACGCAACGCAACCAAAATTGCATTCACAGCGGTTGCAATTTCCGTACCTGAGGCGCTATTGCCAAGGTTTGTAATTGCAGCTGCTTGTACAACAGGGGTTGAGCCATGAAAAGCCAATTTGTCTGCTGCGGCACCGGCGATTTGTACGCCGTCTGTTGAGTCACCGTTGAACAGGAAATTGGTTGATTGGGTACTTGCTGGTCCTGGGTTTGCCATGATAAGGTTCCTTTCCTAATTAAGCTGCTACGCGGCAGGCGAGTTCAGGGTAAAGCGGAGCCCAGCCGTATAAGACATCTAAACGGGTTGGGATGGAGTCGTTGTTAATGGTGTATTGACGCACCACACGAATCGACAATCCATTATCCTTATAACTTGCACGACCTGCAAAATGTACGCCGTCTGGCAATTGGAGGTCAGCAGTAGCTAGGGTAAACGCATTACGATGGAACACCAAGTTCTGCGGGCTGACAACACCAGTATTATCAAATGGCGTAACAACTGCAGTATTTGAGGTAGCTAATACGGCCACATTCTGGAACTGACCAGCAGTAATAATCGCTGGGGAAACAGTTACAGATGCTGTACCACCCGATGGGATAGTAACGGCAGTAGTGACCACAAAGTTACGCAATACATTGCCGCCGTATGGCTGACGGTTTTGTGGGTTAACTGCGAACACACCAGCAATTTGAATCGTGTCACCCACATTTAGCGGAGCGGCAGCGGTTGTTGCACCGATGGTGATGGTCGAGGTTTGAGCCCAGCCAGTTGTCAGCGATCCAGTAAAGGTCGTTGTGTTAGTGGCTAAAGTTGCAGTTGCGTATGAACCATAAGTATGGGACACAATGTTTTGGTCCATAAACCAGTCCATACCAATGGTGTCGCGCCCCATCATACCCTTTTGATACTGGCCAGCGATTTGGCCTTGTGGGTTGA